TTATTTATCGGTTATGTTGGCTATATCTTTGATGAGGTTTATAACTTCATCAAGGGTGTAGCCCTCTTTTTTTAGCCATTCTAAAAGCTCGTAGAACTCTTTAGATGTCACTTGTTCGTCAACTCCTTTCGTAGTGTTACTATCATCAAAGGTGTTGAAGTTATTTCTATTGCTTCTAAGCACCTTGTCAGAGCCTTTAATATTTCTTTTTTCGTCATATTGACACATTGCTTTTTTAATATCCTTTCTTTTATTCATAATCTACCTCCTTTTAATATTGCTTCTGAAGTCTCTGTCTTTCGCCTTGTCTTTCGACACTTACTTAAAGAGCAGATGTTCTAAAAATTGTCAAAAAGCGCAAGCTAATAATTCAAATTATTTTGCTCAGAATTATAAACAAAAAAATTTTAATTATGGTTTTGATAATTTTTAGGTTATCTGCTAATCTCTCGTGGCGAATGATAAGGACGAAAGTCAGAAGCGTAAGAGAATATAAAGGAGTTTTGAATAAAGGATAGATTTAAAGAAGTGGTTAAAATGCTAAAAATAGAAATCGTGCGAAGCACCCTTATTCTTTTTAGCGTTAACGCTATGGGTAGATTACTTAGAAAAGAATTATTGAGGGTTACAATTATACAAAAAGTAAATAAAAAGAAGAAAAAAGCACCCTGATTAAGCTTGCCGGTAAGCTTATCAAGGCGCTTTTTTGTATATTTCTATACTATTTGTTAAAAATCAATTTAAAATTATATTTAAGTCCATTAAAAGTTATTGCAAATAAAACGCAAATATAAAATAGTGCAATTTTTAATCCTGTAGGTAATTCGATAGATAAAGTGTTTTCAAAGGCCTTTGCAAATTGCTGTGATAATTCGGTCATTTTTTCACTCCTCACTTTTTTGGTAATGTACTTGGTAGGTTGGTAATATTAGCTATAAAATCAATTGTTACATTGTAGAACTTTGCTAATTTAATTACATTGTGAAATGGAATTTCATATTCTCCAGTTTCCCACCTACTATATTGCTTTTGTGTTGTATCTAATATTTTCGCTATATCTGTTTGTGACAAATCTTTATCTTCTCTTAAGTCTTTTAATCTCTGATAAGTATACATTACACCAACTCCTTAAAAATATTTTACCATAGTACGAAATTGGGGTATTGACATTAGTACAATAATGGGGTATTATGTTGTTAGTACATTGTTGTACTAATTCTTTTTAGGTAGGTGATAAATATGACAGTAGATGAAGTATCAGTTGTACTTGATACAATGCAACCTTTATATATTTCTGTAGGTATTATTGTAGGTTTTATTTTGTCTGGTTTATTTTATATTCTTGTTGATATTGTTCTTGACGGTATTTTTAAATATTATAAAGACAAAAAATCAAAGTCAAAGGATGACGAAAAATGATAGAAAAAATGAAAGTTGCCCCCAACACTAATAGGGGGGCAGAAAATACATCAAAATATCCTTTAATCATAGACTGGCTAACGGTTTCAGGGCATTTTATAACATTTGAAGAAATGATAGAATTTCTTGGGTTAAAAAATAGCGGTCTTGAATTCAAAGAGTGTCCGCCACGGTGGTTTTATAAATATTCAGTAACATACGATAATAATATTACATTGATGTTATCGCAGAAAGAAGATTACACAGCCGGGTGTATAAATCTTTCCGGTCAAGGTTGCCGCTTAATTGAGTCTTTTTCTTGTTATTCTCTCCTTGACTTGATTAAGCGAGTAGCCGAACTTGACGGATTTAATGTATCAAGAATAGATATAGCGCAAGATGTAATTGATGATAGCTTTAGTATTGATACACTTGTAAAAGCATATCGAAAAGGAAATTACACTTGTCGGTCTAAATTTTCTAATTTAATGCAATCACAAAATGACGGTATTAAAGGTACATCTTTGTATTTCGGCAAACAAAACAGTAATTGCTTTATAAATATTTACGATAAACGAGCTGAAAGAGGTTTTCAACCTGAAGATATGCCTAATTGGATGCGAATTGAAATAAGGCTTCGTTCAGTCAATGCGCAAGGTTTTGCAAATAAACTTACAAGTGATGAAGATGTAGGTTTTTTTACACCGGAGTGCTTAATAACTATTTAAGGTTTGTAGTTAGTAGTAAGGATGATAATAAGTCAAGATTAGCTACTGCACCTTATTGGAAAAAGATATTAAGTCACTCCGAAAAAATAAGTGTTATTGATAGTGTAGGTGTTGAGTATAACTACTCAAAGTTTGAAAAGTATCTTTTTAATACTTGCGGCAGCAGTATTCTTACATATTTGCTTACTCATTCTGCTAAAGAGTTGGAAAATGAACTTTTTTCAAGAGGTATTAAACTTAATCAACATCAGCAAATGTTAGTTAATAATTATCTTGAAGATTGCGATTTTTACATAATTGAATAAGTCGAAAGACTATAAAAAGAAAGGAGAAAAACTATGGAGTTTTTCAAAAGTATTATTGACATTATGAAAGGTTGGGGTGCTACTGAGTGGTCTTTTGTAGCTACTATCCTAATCGAACTTGCTGTTATTCTTTTTTATAACAAGGGTACTATGATTGCACAATCAAAACTACAATCTTATGAAAAAGAAATAAAAGAAAAAGATGATGTCATTCAGCATTATCAAGAATTATTTGATGAAAGGAGTGAAGCATAATGAAATTAACTACAACTGTTAAAGCACCGGTACTTGATATGTTTTCTCGTGATTGGGAATTTGAGGGTAAAAAGGGTACAGCACATTTTGTTGTAATTTATGATTATGACAATCATACAAGTGAACGACTTGTAATTGACAGTGCTAATGATAAGCTTTTTGATATTATATCAAGTATCAATTTACTTCAAGAATATAAGCTTACTGTTGTTCTTAATGAAGCTTATGGCAAGTTAAGAAAAGAACTTGTAGGAGTTGAAGAACTTGGAAAGTAACGAACTTTTGGAAAGCATATATACAATATGCGGTTCAATCCTTGTAGTTGAGTTAATCAAATTTTCGATAGATTATTTGATAAAACCACTTGTAAATTGGATTGGCTCACTCTTTCCTGAAGATTGGGGGTCTACAAAATAAAAGAACTAATATTACTATTTATTGCATTTGCAATCTTCCTTTACGGTCTTTTTGCTTTGCTTCGTGACTGCACGAAAAAGCTAATATCCGTAAGGTTAGAAATAAAGAAAGAAAAAGAAAGGGGGAAAATAGATAATGCCTGTAATTCATGCAATTAACGCGGCCACTGTTCTTGACCAAACAATTACATCATCAATGGTAGGCGGTGTCCTTAATGAGGTAGTAGCAGTTATTCCTACTATTATTCCGGTTGCAATTTCGTTTATTGCTATTCGTAAGGGTATCAGCTTCGTACTTGGTATGCTTCGTAGTGCATAATTTTTTGTATATTTCTATATTATTTTTTTTTCTCGAGCAGGGGAGAGGGGAAGCCCTTTCCCCTTAATTTTTTAGAAAGGAGTTTTTAAATGAAAAAAATATCTTGTGTTATATTTTCTGTTATGCTTGTTGTGTTCTCTCTTATGCCTGTAACAGCATTTGCAAAGACCGGTATAAATTCGGTTAATTATCGTCAAATAGCTAAAGATAACGGAATTGAGATTAGCGAGGATTATACTAACTATTTTGTGTATTCTAAAGATGTCAGCGAGCCTGATTTCTGCTATTGTGTTTTTTCGCAATATCCTGTAACTGTTACAACTGATAATTTGCTGTTTAGTGATAAAGAGCAGAATAATATTATTATTGTTAAATATGGTTTGGATAATGTTTATTCTAATGTATCATTAGGTGTTAAAGGTACTTTAAATAAATTGGTAAAAAACCCTACTACTCAAGAAGGTGGTAATATGAATCCGTATGATTTTACACAATATTGTTATAGTAAAAATCATAAGGCTAATGTAAATAATTTTGGTATTAAAGGCTATTACAGTAATTATAAAGTAACGAAAGACGGTGAAGTTTTTTTTACACCAACGAGTACGACTCCAACACCGGGGGGAGCGACACAGCAGGAGGTTCTTCTTGGAGCTACTCTGAAAAAAACAACATTATCGGAAGTCTTGAGCGAATTAGTGGCTCTCTTACCGATATTATTACCCGTCTTGATAACCTTTATAGCAATCAGAAAGGGTATCAAGTTTATCTTAAGTCAATTGAGAGCGGCATAACTAAATTAAAGTCAGGTCTTGATGATATATCTAATCGTATATCTAATATGGCAGTTGAATTAACTTTATTTCGTTCAAATTTTAATGCTTATCGTAGTGATGTTGCCGAATATGTTAATAATATTATTAGCAGTATTGATAGAATTAGTGAGTATCTTGTTGATATAATATTTCAAAATAATAACTTTCATCAGGCAATGGGGGAATACTTTGGCTTTGATATAATATTTAACCCTGATGGTGATGATGTTGAGAATTGGTTTACACATTCAATAAAATCTACATTCAAAGAAGTGTTATTAGATGTTTATCATACTATTGATAACTATACTAATCCACAAAGTGAAGATAATAAAGTTGCATTTGAATCGGCTATAACTAATGTTAAGGATAATACTTTTATCGGCTCTGCTTATGAAGTTGTTGATACAGTGCCTAATGATATTAAGAATTCTTTAATAACTGATAGTTCGCCTGTTCTAACATTTACTTCCGCAGGTGTTAAAGGGAAGTATTATAGCTTGCCTGCTAAATCATATAGTATTGATTTTAGTTGGTATGCTCCTTTTAAAAGTGTAGGTGATACAGTTGTTAGCTGTTTTATGTACCTTGGCTTTTTGGTTGCTTTGTGGAAGCGTCTTCCTGAAATTATACACGGCTCCGGTGTTACTTTTGTCGGTGGTGTTGAATTCCACGAAAATCAATTAAATGATATGATTAACGATTCTATGGCTAATGATTATTACGAGCATTTGAAAGCTAATGGCGGATATGATGATATTGATGATTTTTAGTGAGGTGATAATATGATTGTAATTACTTTTCTTAATTGGGTAGCTAATTTGTTGCACGGTACTCAATTTGATATTTCATCTATAACAACTTCATTTGACATTTTAACTGAAGCTATCGGTTTTATAGGCTATTTTATTCCTATGGGTCCTGTTATTGTTATTCTTGGTTTTTTAATCGCTACTTATGTTTATAGATTGATTGTATCTGTTTTAAAGCTTTTATGGTCGATTATACCATTACTATAAAATAATTAAGCTTGCTGTTTGCGTTGTCGGCTTCGCCGACACGCAACAGCTCTTAATATTTGGGGGTGTTAATTTTATGATATTAACTGTTTTAAAGACTTTATGGTCTTGTATTTGGGTTCTTCTCAAACCTTGCTTATTTGTCCTTATACCTTTTAGTATTGTATTTGGCATTGCTTTTTATGTTGCTTATCTGCGTAAGAAAAAAAGCGGTACAGCGCATAGGGAAGTGATTGCACATTTCAATCCTAAAAATGATGTAAGTATTTTTACAAAATTATTTGTACAGCTTCCTCGTCAGTTTTGGGATAATTTCTATAATGTAAAAGTAGGTGAATTTAGAAAACACGGTATTGTTATGTATTGTGGTAAGCAGGGAATGGGTAAAACTCTTACAATGACACACGATATATTACAACTTAAGTATCAGTATCCGTCGCTCAAAGTCGGTACTAATTATGGTTTAAATGGCGAAGATTTTGTTATTGATGATTGGCGTAAGCTTGTTGATGTAAACAATGGTAAAACAGGTGTGCTTTGTGCTATTGATGAGTGCCAAAATTGGTTTAGTAGTGCAATGTCAAAGAATTTTCCACCGAGAATGTTAGCTACCGTAACGCAGAACCGGAAGAATAAGCGTGTTATTTTTATGACTTCACATTTTTTTACTAATGTGTCGAAGCCTATTAGATTACATTGTACCGAAGTCAGACAATGCCGCACATTTCTTAAGTGCTTTACAGTAGTAAAACGCAGTGAGCCTATTATGAATGGTGACGGTGATGTAATTAAAATGCGTAAGCTTGGTTATTACTGCTTTGTACATAATAAAGAATTATATGAGGCTTACGATACTTACAAGGTTATTAAAAATTTATCTGAAGCCGGGTTTAAAAATGATACTTGGGCAGAGGATAACGATAACACTGTTTTACAGCCTGCAAAGAAAAGACTTAAAAGACAGCGTAAACAAGATGTAGAGCGTGATGTAATGCGTTCTATGGATGATTGTTTTAATCTTATGAATAGTGGGATTGATGATTTTTAATGAAACAGAGGGAAAAAGAAGATATTTATAAGTATTGGTATCTAAAAGATTTAAGGCTTGCTGATGATGTCGCAACTTATGAAGATAGATATAAAATCCGTAAATGTGACGAAGCCGACCATTTGGAAAGTATCATTGCAATAACTCGGCAGAAAATGTTTGATGAGGTTATGCTAGATATTTTCCGCATTTTAGAGTTAGGACCTTATGACAAGAGAATACTTAAAAATAAAGGAAATAGGGGTTCTTGACGAACCCCTAAAGTTATGTTATTATTCATTTAGAAATTTAACAATTGCACAAAATAAATACTATGAGTATAAAAAAGCGCTCTGTAAAACTCTTAAACAAGTTTATCAGGGTGCCTTTATTATAATATAATAACTTACAGTATAAATATAATATAATAATAAAATGACCTAGCCGGCAATCACCTAAAGGTGATTAGGGGGCGGTGCTTCCTGCACGCAGGAAGCAAGGTAGGCGAGTATAATTCTCGCCGGAGGGTGTGGGGTAACCTTATTAGCTAATAGCAATGCATATAGCATTATTGTAATTTGTCTTTATCTTTTTCTATTTCGTCTGCTATGAGCTTTGCTATTAGCTGTTGTTCGTTTTTGTAGCCTTTAATAAGTGCGTATGCTCGTAGCTTATCTCTTGTGCCTTTTGGTACGGTTAATAATATGTTCTCGTGATATTTATCAACATTTAAACTTCCTTTTACGAGTTTTACAAAAATCATTGTTAACAAATAAATCATTAAAATTAAGAATGCTAAAAATATAATCATCTTTAAATTTTCTTCATTCATTTTTTTGGTAACTCCTTATATGTATTTGTAAATCCTAAAATGTAATCAGCGGATACATTATAAAATCTGCAAAGTGTAATCAATAAATCAATTGGCAATTTCCTTTTTCCGCTTTCATAAAGTTGATATTGCTGTCTTGTTATTTTTAACACTATTGCTATTGCTTCTTGTTTTAATTCCTTGTCTTCTCTTAGGTCTTTTAAGCGCTGTGTATAGTGCAT